CCACTTTGAGTTGATGTAGTGAGATGGTTAATCCTAACTCTGTTCTTATCTGGTTGTGGTTTGAGTACTCTCATGTCGCTAGGAGGATCAGGCGGTCCTACAGTAAATTCTAACGCACAGGTAGGTAAAGAGAACAGACAGTCTGTAATGAGTGTTGAACAAAACACTACTGCAGGTAGGGATGTAGTTACAAAAGAAGTAGAGACAGGATCAGTGGGAAGCTTAGATATTATAAACACAAACATACCACCCTGGGTTATGTTACTCCTCATACTAGGTTGGCTATTGCCAACGCCTACAGAAATTGGTAGAGGTATAATGAACTTTATACTGACACTATTCGGAAGGAAAGATAACCCTAAATACGAGAGATACAAATGAGTATACCTGATCGTGTCAAATCGACAATGAAAAGACTGGGGTTAAAAGGGGTCAACAAACCAAAGAGAACTCCTGATCACCCTACTAAGTCTCACGTTGTCATGGCATCAGAAGGTGGTAAATATAAATTGATTCGTTTTGGTGAGCAAGGAGCCTCTACTGCAGGTAAACCCAAAGCAGGTGAATCAGATAGAATGAAAAAGAAGAGGGCAAGTTTTAAAGCACGGCACAGCAAGAATATTTCAAAAGGTAAGATGTCTGCTGCATATTGGGCTAATAAAGTTAAATGGTAACAAAGGATTAAAGAACATGAATAAAAAAGAAATAATTATTTTTACGGCATGGGTAGGTTTGGCTGCAGTAATGGCAAGCACAACATCTTACGGAAAAGATTTCTCAGTAGCAGGACAAACAGTATCAGTAGGAGCATCCTCAGACCTTAACTACACAACAGGTGTAGAAGACTGGGAGTGGGAACTAACACCATCAGCAGGTCTTACAGCTATGGGTCTAGGTTTCACTATGGCTACTGATATTGATATGTTGACCCTTGACGAAGAAGACATCTTCCAAGGATTAGACTTCACTGTAGACTACACAGTTCCTAGTACAAACATTAGCTTGTACACTGAAGTATCAACAGACTCAGACTTAGAGTTTGGTGACGTAACAGTAGGGGCTACGGTCAGTTTCTAATGTGGATAGCGTTCATGCTTCTCTGTACTGGACCTTCTGCGTTAACTTGCGAAGTTATGGCTAAGACAGAAGCAACATTTCCTACAGAGCAAGCATGTGCTCAAGAAGCGTTAATAGTAGCTAGATACTTTCAGGAACAAGGGTATCTAGCAATACCAGAATGTAAAAAAATAAACTTGGGAGTTTCATTATGAGAATGATAAAATGGATAGGAAGATATTTAAAAAGAGTAGCGTGTGCACTATTAAACATTAAATGCGGTGCAGATTGTAACTGTAAGGTTTAAATACTATGAAGAAGAAATCCACTGTAAATGCTGCAGGTAACTACACAAAACCAACTATGCGTAAGAATCTCGTTGCAAAAGTTAAAGCAGGTTCGTCAGGTGGCAAACCTGGACAATGGTCTGCCAGAAAAGCGCAGATGGTTGCCAAGCAATACAAAGCTAAAGGTGGGGGCTACAAGACGTGAAGGCTCCGCAGAAGTCTCTTAAGAAATGGAGTCAACAGAAGTGGAGAACTTCTGATGGATCTCCTTCTAAAGGTAAGAAGAGGTACTTGCCTGACAAGGCTTGGAAAGCTTTAAGCCCTGGGGAAAAGGCTGCTACTAACAAAGCCAAAGCTGCAGGAAACAAAAAAGGAAAACAGTTTGTTGCCCAACCAAAAGGGGTTGCAAAAAAAGTAAAACCGTATAGAGCTAGTAAAGGCGGTTTAACAAAGAAGAGAAAATAGATGTCATTTCTTACTAGCAGCATACCGTACTTCAAAGCATGGGTACGTAGAGAATACACGAAGAACTTAGAAGAATACCACAGAGAGTTTTTACATTGTATGGTTATAGGTGTAACCACCATGCCAAACAGAACGTTAAGCTTTCAAGTTATTTTTACAGGCTGTGAGTCTGATCAAGATGATAGCCCCAATATACATGGTGGTGCAATGTGGGCAAGAATGCCTCTAACAGCACTCGTGGCAGATACCCCCCTTGAGGAATGGCCTACAGAGTTACCACCATACTTAGCACAACCCTGGGATTGTATGTCTCATACTCACTCAGTCTACAAATTAGAAAGAGCTAGTCCTGCTCCTTGGATAGCCAAGGTAGATGGGCAGTTCTATCCTGCAAAGTATTACTTCACTGTAGACTACACAGACAACGAAGTAGCTGACGATCCTGCACAACATAAACAATCTCATGTATTAGAATTGTTAGACGCAGGAGAATACACAGGTAACATGGTTGCGTTGCCCAATAATAGAGTGAGAGTAACTCACCCTGCTTGGTTTGAAACTGGACAAGGTGCACCAGACTTTAAACCTAATCAGCACATATATAATTCAAAAGAAGACGTAGACTATGTATGGGATACGCAACGAGTATTTAACAATCTATATAGTGAGGAAGAACAATGAAGAAGAAGGGTTACGCTAAAGGCGGCATGAAAAAAAAAGGATACGCAGCAGGAGGATTAAAAGCTCCTGGCGCAGGTAACACAGGTCTTAAGAAACTACCTAAAGAAGTTCGTAACAACATGGGTTACATGAACAAGGGTGGAATGCCTATGAAGAAAAAAGCTTACGCTAAAGGTGGTAAAGTTGCTATGTACAACGTAGGTGGAATGGTTAAGTCTTCTGGTCCTATGAACACAGGTATAGCTAAACCTAAAAACACTTACAAGTAGGATATAACAATGGCTGTAACATTACGTAAATATTTAAATAACGAACTTAAAGCAAAAGGTTTAACTGCTACTGAAGCTAAAAAGAATGCAGGTAAATACAAAAGTATTGCTGCAGCTAAGAAAGCAGGATCACTTTACTACACAGATAAAAATGGTAAAGTGATGGCTGCTGTATATGCAGAAGATCTTAAGAAACCACTTAAAGAAATTAAACCTAAGAAAAAACCTCTTAGATCATCTCCTTTTCCAAAGACACGTCCATCAAGCGGTAGTATAAAAGTTGAGGTTCTTGTTGGTTCTAAACCAAAGTCTGATATTTTAAAAAATATAAATAAAGGAAAGCCTATGTCTTTTGCTGATGCGGCTAAAAAGAAAAAGAAAGTTAAAAAATGAAAATAGAAGATAACAAGGTTATAGATCAATATGGTGCTGTTCTTGCGGAGTATATCCGTGGAGAATGGCACAGTAAAGATCCTGCTGTCCTTGAGTTTGTAAAAGACACTGAAACAAAAAAGGTTCGTGCTAGAAATGAAAAGGGTCAACTTGTTGGAGATGATCCTTCTACGCCTGACGTTAACGAAGCATGGACTACTAAAGTAGTAAAGAAAGTTACAGGTAACAAGTGACAATACTATTAGACGCTAAATTCTTTTCAGCAGCTAAAGATCTAACTGCAACTGCAGGTGGAGCTAGTGGTAATGTTATTTATACTTGCCCCAATAATTTTGTTAGTCTGATTAGATTTTTACATGTGTCAAGTGGTTCTTCTTCAACTAAAAAGTACAGTCTCCAGTGGTATGAAGCTTCAACAACAACTTATCATTTTATTATTGACGAGCATAGTGTTGCAGGTCATGGTATAGAAGAAGTTATAGAAGGTGGGTCATACCTAGCCCTATCTGCAGGAGATAAAATTGTAGGATTTGAAGAGTCTGGTTCAGACTTTCATATTATACTTTCTGGTGAAGAACATTACCAACCGACATAACGGAGTTGCATTTTTGTCACTACTATGATATAACTATTTGAATATAACTATCCTCACCCAGTTAGGGCTAACATAAACAGAGGATAGAAAATGTTTAAAAGATTATTTAACAGAATTGTAGAAGCAAGAACAGAATCAGCTAGACGTAAGATTGCACGTTTGCAACTTTACAATATGACTGACAGAGAGCTACGAGACTTAGGTATAGGCAGATGTGATATAGAAAGAGCAATACTATCAGGTAAAGCTCTTTGAAAAACACAATCAGTTCTTTAATGATACTAGGAGTACTTTGGGAGGAGGCTCGTGGACCCAGTAACAATTATCGGTGGAGCTACCGTAGCGTTCAATGCTTTGAAGAAAGGTTTCCAGTTCGGAAAAGATCTTCAAGAAATGGGTGGTCAGTTAAATCAGTGGGCTAGTAGCATGAGCGACTTGTCCTACTTAGAGCAGAAAAACAAGAACCCCCCTTGGTGGAAATCATTAGGGGGTTCTGTTGAAGCAGAAGCTTTAGAAATATTCACTGCTAAAAAGAAAGCTCAAGCTATGCGACAAGAGTTAAAAGACTGGATTAGTTTTACGTATGGGCCTTCTGTTTGGGATGAGCTTGTAGCAACTGAAGGTAGAATACGTAAACAAAAAAAAGAACAAGAATATCGTAAAGCAGAAATACAAGAAGCAATAATTACTTGGAGTATATCAGGTGTTCTTCTTTTAGCAGGTGCAGGTACTTTAGGTTTTATAATTTATATGGTGGCATAATGGTAAGAAACTTAACAGAAAAACAACAGAGATTCCTTGAGGTTCTTTTTGAAGAAGCAAAAGGAGATCCTGTACAAGCTAAAAAACTAGCAGGATATGCTGATAGTGTAGCTTCTACTTCTGTTGTTAATACCTTGACAGATGAGATAGCAGATGTTACAAAGAAATTTATAGCACAGTCTTCAACCAAAGCAGCATACACAATGTTCTCTGTTATGGCAGATCCTACAGATCTGGGTGTAAAAGAAAAGATGTTAGCAGCTAAAGATATTCTAGATCGTGCAGGATTTACCAAAACAGATAGGGTAGAAGTAAAGACATCAGAGCCTTTATTTATTTTACCTGCAAAAGAAGATGAGTAAAAGAGCAACAACAGCAAACCACCCAACCGAAGTAGACTGGCAGATACCACTCAGGGGAGAACTAGGAGAGTGGTATCCTGTCATAAGAGTAGGAAGACACGTACCCTTTGGTTATAAACAAGATGAAACAGATTCAGACTTACTGCTACCTATCCCTGAAGAGTTAGAGTTACTAGAAAAAGCTAAACTATTTCTTCAAGAATACAGTACTAGGAAAGTAGCAG